ATGATGGCATTATTAACACCGATACAATCAACCTTGTTCCTGGCACCATCATCCCAAAGGCTATGGGTTCTGCGGGTTTGCAGCCTATTCAGAACGCAGGCAACTTTGATGTGGCTAACATTGTCTTGAACGACATGCGTAACAACATCAAGCGTGCGCTTTACAATGATATGCTTGGCGATCCTAATCGCACACCTGCATCAGCAACGGAAGTTGCAGAACGCATGGCTGATCTGTCTCGCCGCATTGGATCTGCCTTTGGCAGATTGCAAGCAGAGATGGTGCAGCCAGTATTGCAGCGCGTTGTTTACATTCTCAAGAAGCAGGGTCGGATCGAACTGCCTTCTATCAATGGCCGTGAGGTCAAGATCCGTTCTGTGTCGCCGCTTGCGCAGGCACAGGCCAACCAAGATATCTCAGCCGTATCTCGGTATCTCCAGCTTGTAGGCACTAGCTTCGGGCCAGAGGTGTTAAATATTCTGATCAACTCAGAAGATGTTGCGGTTTATCTTGCCAAGAAGTTTGGCGTTCCTGATACGCTTGTCAGGGATAAGGTTGAGCGTGAGCAGCTATTACAAGCTGCACAGCAATATGCGCAGGCTCAACAGCAAGGTGAAGTACCTGATGTCGAAAACCTACTTCGGTCTTGATGGCTTTCAACGCTCTCAGTCAGAAGACCAGCGCATTTCTAAAAACATAGACAGCATTTTCAAAACCCCAACAGGCAAAGAGGTTTTGAAATACTTGCGTTCGATCACCATTGAATCCGTTCAAGGGCCGAATGCAAGTGATGCCGAACTGCGCCATCTTGAAGGGCAGCGGTATTTAGTAGGCGTTGTTGAACGCCGCATCTCACATGCACAAAGGATAAAGCAAAATGGATGAAGCAGATAATGTAGAGGTAGCTGTAGCTACTGAAGCACCTGTTGACGGTAGCCAATCTGGAACCGTGGATAGGCCAGAGTGGTTGCCAGAGAAGTTCAAATCTCCAGAGGATATGGCAGCATCGTATTCAGCATTAGAGTCTAAGCTAGGGCAGGGCGAAGAAGCTATTCGCGCTGAAGTAAAGCAAGAGATTGAGAATGCAAAATATGCCGAGCGTCCAGAAACATCTGGTGGCTATGAAGTGCCAGAGGGTCTGGATGAAGGCTTGGTAAATGACAATGATTTGTTCCGTTGGTGGGCAGAGCATTCGCATGAGCAAGGCTTTGGGCAAGACAAGTTTAGCGAAGGCATTCAAAAATACATGGAGTTCTATGACTCTATGCAGCCTGACCTTGATGCTGAACATAAACAGTTAGGCGAGAATGCTGACGCACGCATTGAAGCTGTTGAGTTATGGGCAAACAAATTCTTTCCTGATGATGTGTCTGACGCTGTGCTGCAGCTTGGTGCATCAGCCAAAGGCATTGAGGCGTTAGAACATATCATGCGCAACACAGGTCAAGCATCGATGTCATCTGACGGACAGCCAGCCCAGTCTATGGGTGAAGATGAATTGCGATCAATGATGCAAGATCCGCGTTATTGGAACCCAACTAAGAGAGATGCATCATATGTCGCCAAAGTCGAAGAAGGTTTTTCCAAGGTCTACCGCTAAAGACTTTCATCATGATGGCGACATCAGGATAACCAAATCAACTCTGGATCATGCTGATTACCTGCAAAACCATCTGAGGCTGACAGATGTGCGGGAGTGCATGATTCATGGTGCAACGCCTTGGCGGGCGTTGCACTACCCCCTCAAGCGCAAGGATGCAGTAACATGGACGGCTCTTTATAAAGACGAGCCTGTCTGCATGTTTGGCGTTGTGCCTATTAGCAGTGAGGATGGATTTAAGACAGGATCTGTCTGGCTGCTTGGCACTCACATGATTGATGAGCATCCACGCAAATTCCTACCTGTTTCAAGAAACATGCTGAACTACATAGCAGAGGATTGGGATGTGCTTGAAAATGTCGTGCCAATAGATCATACCAAAACACTTAACTGGTTGAATTGGTTAGACTTTATGTTTGGTGAAGATGTCGTAAAGATTAACGGCTTTGCGTGCGTCCGTTTTGTGCGTTGCGCTCCAAACATAGAAGTGACATTTGAATAGCATACGGCCTGTTTCTAACTGACAGCCTCGCCATGAGACAACTGGATGACGAGCGAAACGGACAACCGAAGGTGTAAATTTAACTTTTGTAATGAGGACTGAATCAAATGGCGAATACAATCGATATCGCATTTATCAAACAGTTCGAGTCAGAAGTACACTTGGCGTATCAGCGTATGGGTTCCAAGCTTCGGAACACTGTTCGTACTGCTGGTAATGTTCGTGGAAGTGTAGTTCGTTTTCAAAAGATTGGCGCAGGCGCGGCAACCACGAAGACTCGTAACGGCAACGTAACTCCAATGGAATTGGTACATACCACAGTAGAAGCCACAATGGCTGACTTCTATGCACCAGAGTACATTGACAAGCTCGATGAGTTGAAGATCAACATCGATGAGCGTCAAGCTGTAGCACAATCTGCTGCTGCTGCTCTTGGTCGTAAGACTGACGAAATCCTTTACACAGCAATGGACGCTGGCGCAAACGCAACACAGATCAGCACAACTGGTACTGCTGTTAGCAAAGCTAACCTGCTTACATTGTTTGAGACATTTGGCTCTGCCAATATCCCAGAGGATGGCAATCGTTATCTTGCAATGCACCCTGCTGCTTATGCAGATCTGTTTAACATCGATGAGTTCGCATCAAGCGATTATGTCGGTGAGCAGAACCTGCCATTCGCAGGCGGCATGACCATGAAAGATTTCTTGGGCTTCAAGATCTTCTCAACTTCAGCAATCACTGCTGGTAAGAACATTGCTTACCACACATCTGCTGTAGGTCTGGGCATCAACGCTGATGTCTCAACAGAGATCAACTATGTTCCTGAGAAGGCAGCACACTTGGCAACATCAATGATGTCCATGGGCGCAGTCGTCATCAATGACGAAGGTGTTTATGAGCTTCTTGACAACAACTAAGTAAGGAGGCGGGGGGCATAAGCCCCCCGCTAACTATATGCCAACAGCAGCAAATTCAGATATTGATGTCGCAGCACGCGCACTGGTGTTGATAGGGGCTGACCCAATCACATCATTCACAGCCTCGTCTACCGAGGCTCTTGTTGCAAATAACGTATATGAAGACACAGTGCGCACAGCATTGTGTGCAAGTCGCTGGCGGTTTTCTACCAATCAGGCCGAGTTAAACCTATTGACTGCGCAGCCTACCGGAAGATTTGATCGTGCGCATCAACTGCCGTCAGGCACATTAATGGTTCACGCTGTTACCACTAATGACAAAATGATTGAGTATAATATCTACGGCGACAAAGTTTACAGCAATGTCACTACAACTGACGTTCTTGTGGCTGACTTTACATACAGAGCCGGTGAGCAAAGCTGGCCTAGTTATTTCACACTTGCTGTTGAATACGGTCTTGCAGCCACCTTTGCGCTTGGCATTGCAAGAGATGAACAGATGGCATCGATGTTTGAGAACAAGGCTGCGCGTTTGATGCAGCAAGCAAAGACATTAGATAGCCAACAGCAAACAACACGCAAACTTGTTACATCGAGGTTCATTTCTGAAAGGCGAAGTTAATGGCGAGATTAAGAGTACCGCTGAACAACTTCTCTTTTGGCGAAGTAAGCCCATCATTAACATCGCGTACCGACAGCCCTGTTTATGCATCGGCTGCAGAAAGCGTTAAGAACTTTGTCATCCGAGCAGAAGGCGGTGTAATCAATCGCGCCGGATCTCAGCGCGTATATAACTTTACTCAAACCTATAACTCTAGTTTGCAGCAGCAAATTAGGCTTGAACCATTTATATTTTCGGATGATGAAAAATATGTTGTGGCTTTCTCCAATGGACAGATCGAATGTTTCCTCATTCATCCCGCAACAGGAGTGCTGTCGCTTGCACAAACCATTACGGCTGACACTGACGGTAACGCTCTGCCTATTGATGATGGTAATATTCTGCAACTGACATTCACCCAGAAGGGTGACTTTATGTTTATTTGCCACAGAGAGTTTCTTTGTCGGCAGCTTGTTCGTACTGGCCTTACTAGCTTTGAGGTTCGACTGTATGAGTTTGAAGAATCTCTCGATGGCAATCGCGTATTCCAACCTTATTATAACTTTCAGCCTGCTGGTGTAACGCTTACATCAAGTGCAATTACTGGTAGTAGCGTAACGCTTACATCAAGCGCAGCTTACTTTACTGCTGGGCATGTAGGTGTGCGTCTTTTAATTGGCGAAGCAGAAGCAATCATTAGCGCATTTACATCATCTACTGAGGTAACTGCATCTATCTTTGGGTCTTTGCAAACACAGCTTGATCCTGATGCTTTGAAAACAAAAAAGGATAGCAATAAGATTGAGGTAACGCATGCGCAGCATGGTTTGCAATCTGGTGCATCTGTAACCATTGCCGAAGCTGGTGGTTTGGGCGGTGTATCAGCAAGCAACATCAATGGCGCACGCACGATTAATCGTATTATTGACGCTAATCATTACGAAATAACAGCCGGTTCATCTGCAACATCTGAGGTAGATGGTGGCGGCTCACCTGTTATTAAGTCTGCTGCACCGACAACAGAATGGTATGAGCAGTCATACAGCACTGTTCGCGGGTTTCCGCAGGCAGTTACGTTTCATGAAGATCGTTTGTGGTTTGGTGGTACGCCAAGCCAGCCGGATGGTTTATGGGCATCACGCACTGGTTATTATTATAAC